AATTCTTGTCTACTCTGGTGCTTCTACTCCCGCATCTCTTGTTCTGAGCGACACAATTGGCTCTATTGGGTGTATCGCAAGGGATACTATTCAAAGCGTTGGCTCTGATGTTATTTTCTTGTCAGACTCAGGTGTTCGCTCGTTGATGAGGACTATCCAAGAGAAGTCTGCTCCTTTGAGAGACTTGTCTAAGAATGTTCGTTTTGACCTAAATTCATCATTGGCAAGCGAAACATTGGCTAATCTAAAGTCTGTTTACTCAGAAAAAGAAGCCTTTTATCTACTTGTTTTACCTGCAACATTCCAAGTTTACTGTTTCGATACGAAGCAATCATTGCAAGATGGTGCATCTAGGGTCACTAAGTGGGACTCTATTGCTCCAACAGCATTACGTTCTTTGCGTAATGGCGACTTATATATTGGTAAGAATGGGTATATCGGTAAGTATGGAACTTATCTTGATGACGCATCTACTTATCGATTTGCTTACTACACAAACAATGCTGACTTAGGCAACCCCAATCAGATTTCTATTCTGAAGAATGTAACTGCGATTGTGATTGGTGGTTCAGATCAGTTTTTATCAATAAATTGGGGATTTGATTACTCTGGTGCTTATCGTGCAGAAAATGTCTATATCCCATCACAGACAAGTTATGAGTATGGAACTGCTGAATACAACATTGCTGAATACACAAGTGGTGTCCCAATTAAGACGTTAACAGCAAATGCTTCTGGTTTTGGAAAGATTGTCCAGACAGGGTATGAAACAACCATTAAAGGTGTTTCTTTTTCATTGCAAAAGATTGAAATTCAAGCCAAAGATGGCAAAATGGGCTAAGAGGTAAACTATGTCAAATTACACCAAGACCACAAACTTTGCGTCAAAAGATAATCTATCACCTGGCAATCCCTTAAAGATTGTCAAAGGTACTGAAATTGATACAGAGTTTAATAATATTCAAACTGCTGTTGCGACTAAGACAGACAATGCTTCTGCCGCAATCACTGGTGGCTCAATTACTGGCATTACCGATTTAGCGGTTGCTGATGGAGGTACTGGTGCTTCTACGGCTACTGCTGCTTTGAATAATCTCTTGCCAAGCCAAACAAGCAATGCTAACAAGTACCTTCAGACTGATGGAACTAATGCTTCTTGGGATGCAGTAAGCCTTTCTACTGCTGACATTACAGGAACTCTTCCTGTAGCAAATGGTGGTACAGGTGTAACTTCTTCTACTGGTACAGGCTCTGTAGTGTTGTCAAACTCGCCAACACTTGTGACTCCCGCATTGGGAACTCCTGCTTCTGGTACGGCTACAAACCTTACAGGTCTACCGATCTCAACGGGTGTTAGCGGTTTAGGTACTGGTGTTGCTACTTTCTTGGGAACTCCATCATCTGCTAATTTAGCTTCTGCCGTTACAGACGAAACAGGATCGGGTGCTTTGGTGTTTGCCAATAGTCCCACATTAGTGACTCCAGCTTTAGGTACTCCTAGCGCATTGGTTGGCACAAACATTACAGGAACTGCTTCAGGTTTGACAGCAGGCAATGTGACCACTAATGCCAACTTAACTGGTGCGGTTACTTCAGTTGGCAATGCGACTTCTCTTGGTTCATTTAGTTCTGCTAATTTGCTTGGTGCTTTGACTGATGAAACAGGAACAGGCTCTGCCGTATTTGCTACTTCACCTACTTTGGTGACTCCTATTCTTGGAACACCTACTAGCGCAACATTAACAAATGCTACAGGACTTCCTATCTCTACTGGTGTGTCAGGTCTAGGGACAGGCGTAGCAACGGCTCTAGCGGTCAATGTAGGCTCTTCTGGCGCACCTTTGGTTAATGGTGGTGTACTTGGTACTCCATCTAGCGGTACTGCAACCAATTTAACTGGTTTACCTTTGACAACTGGTGTAACAGGACAACTTCCTGTTGCTAATGGTGGTACAGGAACAGCAACACCTAGCTTGGTGGCTGGTACGAATGTCACAATTACTGGCACATGGCCTAATCAAACTATTGATGCTTCTGGAGGTGGTGGTTCTGGTACTGTTACAAGTGTGGCAGCTTCTGTTCCTAGCGTTTTTAGCATTACTGGTAGTCCAATTACAACATCTGGCACATTGGCAATTACCTATTCGGGTACTGCTTTGCCTGTAGCTAATGGTGGTACTGGACAAACATCTTACACAGATGGTCAATTGTTAATTGGTAATACTACTGGTAACACATTGACTAAAGCAACATTGACCGCTGGTACGGGAATTACTGTAACAAACGCATCAGGTTCAATTACTATCGCTGCTACTAGTAGTGGTGGAACATCACTCGGCCTAGTTCGGGCTGTAGCTATCAACTGCATTCTTTGCTAAAGGAAAATCATGCCCGCAAATACCTCTCCCATTTATTCCATTGTTGGTGCAACTGACTCAGTAGCATCTAATGAATCTGGTCTTGTTGTTGGCCCAACGGCTAACACTTCGCAAACTGGTTCTGGCACTATGTACAAAGCATTTACTGCTGGTGCAAACGGCTCTTACGTTCAAAAAATGCGTTTTAGACCAGTAGGCTCACCAGCGGCAACTGTTTGCCGTGTGTTCATTTCAGATAGCTCTACAACAAGTACAACAGATACTTGGCTATTTGACGAAATTACATTACCTGCCGTGACTGTTTCTCAGACTGCGGCTTCTAGCGTGTTTGAGTTGCCAATCAATGTGGCACTTGATCCTAACTACTTGTTGTATGTAACTTTTGGAACTTCTACTGGTTCTGCTGGTACTGGTTACTCTGTCGTAACAATTGCTGGAGATTACTAAAATGATTACATGGTTTGAAATTACGTTTACAGATAATTCAACTGGCTATCAGAAGATGGAAGACGGCTACTGCATTGGCGTTTATCGTGCTGACGGCACGGTTATTTCCCCTGAAGAAGCCATTGAATACACTTGCACAAACGACAACGCTACAGCACCTACTTGGTATGTTGCTCCTGTTGTTGAGCCTACACCAGAAGAATAAAAATGTTTCCATTTCCTATTGCCAAGCCGCAAGGGTGTGACATCCAGACGTTTTATGGAACAAATTCTGCAAATAAATTGCAAAAATTTTCATGGAATAAACCTGTTGGTGTCAGCCACGTTTATATGTTGTTAATTGGTGCAGGCGGTACTGGAAATGGTACAAGTGGTGGTGGGTCAGGCTCAGTAACTACTTGGTATGGTGCAGCGCAACACGTTCCAAATAATTTAATTGTTGAGCCAGGAATTGGTGATGCTACTGCAAACACAACTATCTTTTTTGCAAGTCGGTCAACAACTTTAATTACGCTAATAGATACACTTTCGGCTACAGGCGCTACTGGTGGCCCAGCCACAATACCCGAAGCCTTTGCTGCATCTGGTTTTTTTAATTCTGTTGCTGGCCAAGATGGTTCTAGTGGTACTGTGTCGGCATCTACAACAACATTTTTAGCTGGTGGTGGTAATGAGTCAATTGCAAATTACGGCTATAGCTCAGTAGACAATGGATTTTTTATGATGCAACCTATTATTGTTGGTGTTGGTGCTGGGGATACAAAAAATGGTGGCATTGGCTGTGGTGGTGGAAACTCTCCATCTGGCTCTCACTTAGGCGGCCCTGGCATGGTTTTGATTGCGAGTTGGTAATATGTCATATCCTATAAATTATCCAACGCCACAAGGCGCAAATATCCAGATTTTTAAAGAAGGTGGCTCAACTTCTGATTGGGTCAAACCACAGGGCGCATCTTTTGTTTGGTTTACGCTAATTGGTGCTGGTGGTGGTGCTGGCTATACATTAGATACATCTGCTGGAGCCGCTGGTGGTGGTGGCGGTTCTGCTTCTGTTACAAACTGTATGGTTCCAGCTTTTTTAATTCCAGATGTTTTGAGAATTACCATAGGAAAAGGCGGTATTGGTGCAAAAACTTCTGTTGGAGCTGCAACTAGTGGTGAAAACACAGTATTAAGTTATCAACAAAAAGCTACATCAGCATATACATTGCTAACAGCTAATGGTGCTGGTGGTGGAACCAATGGAACAATTGGTGCAACTGGAACTGGTGGCGCGGCTGGTACTGCAACAACTTCAAATTATTTTACTTGTATGGGATTTTTCCAGTCTGTTGCTGGTCAAGATGGAACAATAGGAACAACAAGTGCACCAACAAATACGTTTCTAACTGCTGGTGGTTGTGCTGATATAGTTGGAAATTATGGTTATGGTATTGGTCAGTCTACCAACCCCCCTGCTAGTGGATATTTTCAAATGCAACCTATTATTATGGGATATGGGGGCAATAGTGCTATGGGTGCTGGAGGGTCAAATGCAACAACTAATGGCGGTATTGGTTGTGGAGGTGGCTCTAGCTTTTATGGGCCAGCCGCAGGAGCAAATGGCGGTGATGGCCTTGTTGTAATCGTTACATGGTGACAAGATGCTAGACGTATTTAACTTTCCAACACCACAGCAATCCAACTACCAAGAATTTTTTGGTAGTGGTGGTTCATACACTGGAAGTGGCTCTCCAAGAACTCCTATGTCTTGGATGAAGCCCCGTGGCGCATCAATGGTGCGGATTATGCTTATTGGCGCTGGCGGTGGCGGGGATAATGGTTCAAGTACTGCTGGTGGTAGGGGTGGTGGCTCTGGGGCGGTCACTTCATGGATCGGCCCTGCTATATTTATTCCTGATGAGTTAATTATTTTTGCTGGTGCTGGTGGAACTGCAAATAATGATGGTGTAGCAACAACAGTCGCATTTAGGTTGGGGACTTTTAGTTCAAACGTATTGTCAGCGGCAGCTGGCCGAGGGGCTGGTGGCAGTGGAGCTGGCGGGACGGCAATGACCGCAAATCAATTTACAGCCTGTGGAATTTTTACTTCTATTGCAGGGCAAAGTGGCACAGCAGGAAGCTCATCGGGCGCAGGAACAAACCAAGCCGCATCATCAACTACGTTTCTTTCTGGCGGTGCTGGCGGTGCTGGCGGTGCTGGTTCTACTGGTGGTTCAGTAACACCCAACTACGGCTATACCGCATTACCCACTACAACTGCTGGGGGTTCTGTTGCTGGCGCAAATGGATATTTCATTACTCAACCGATCCTAGTTGGCTGTGGTGGTGCAGGCGGCACAACATCTACAACAGTAGGAACTGCTGGTGGTCGTGGCGGTATTGGATGCGGTGGCGGTGGCGCTGGAGAAGACTCTCTTACTGGTGGCGGCCAAGGTGGTGGTGGCGCAGTATTTATTTGGTCTTGGTAGCCCAATAAACGATAATATGAATTAAGGATGGAAAAATCATGGCTGTAACTAATGCAGATATTCTGGGATGGTTCAATGCGAATCCTGGCGCAAGTGATGAGCTGATCGCCAGAACAATGCAAGAGGCGGGAGTATCTCCCACTCGTCTAGCAGAGGTAACTGGTGCGCCTGTTGCAGAGGTTGTCAATCGTTATGAAGCGGCAATTGCTGCTCCTGTTGCTCCAACTGTTGCGCCTTCTGTTGCCCCTCCTCCTCCAGAGAGATTGCTTGGTGGCCCTGTACAAATGCCCCCTCCAGTGCCGACTGTAACTAACGCTGACATTCTTGGATGGTTTAACGCTAATCCAAATGCAAGTGATGAACTTATTGCTAAAACAATGCAAGAAGCAGGGGTATCTCCTACTCGTCTAGCGCAGGTAACTGGCACACCTGCTGCAGAAGTTGCCGTTCGATATGCTGCGGCAGTAGCTCCAACTGTCACTGACTATCAAGGTACAGAATACGATACTGCAACTATTGTTAAGTTAGCTCAACAGATTACTCCTGCTATTGACCCTAATGCTGTCAGAGGTGGTGCTTTTAAAACTTCTGGAGAAAGTATCGGTTTTAATTATGATGAAGCCTCTAAGATTCTTGGTAAAGCCCCAACTGCGGCAGAACAAGTTGTTTTGGATATGGCTCGTTATTTGGCAAAAGAAGGTGTTACTGATCTTAGCCAAGTAGACGCATCTACTACAAATAGACGATTTGGTTCTACCTATACAGGTGATGGCGGTACTATTTATGAGATTAAAAAAGATGATGCAGGAAATCCTGTCATCTCTACATGGGGTAAAAGCACAAATGATAGCAAAGCTATTTTAGGTGCATTGGCAATAGCAGGATTAGCTTTTGGAATACCTGGTCTTACTGAAGGATTATTAAGTGGTGGCGGTGCAACTACAGCAGGTTTAACAGCCGCAGAAGCCGCAGGATTAGGTCTAACGGCAGCAGAAGCAGCTAGTTTAGGTTTGTCAGCGGCAGAGTTTGCGGCAGCAGCAGGAACAGCGGGCGCAGTTGCGGGTACTGTTGGCTCTACTGGCTTAACAATGGCTGAGTTGGCTCAACTTGACTTAGCTTTGGGTGGTGCGGGTGGTACTGCGGGAGCAACTGCTCTTGCTAACTCTTTAACTACTGGTGCTTTAACAGGTACATTGACAAACCTAACAGGTGGTAGCGGTACTGGTGCTTTGACAGGTGGATTGGCTACTGGTGGTGCTGTCGCAGGAATGGGTGGTGCTGGTGGACTAACCGCAGGTGCAGGTGGTGTTACTGGTTTAACAACGGGTGCAGGTGGCGTTACAGGATTGACTACTGCTGGCGGTTTAGCAGGTGCTAATACTTTGCTTGGTGGCTCTACTCTTGGTTCTACTTTAGGTGGCTTAACAACTGGTGTAGTTGGTTCTACTTTGGGTTCTACACTTGGTTCTACTGTTGGCTCAACATTGGGTTCTACTGTTGGCTCTAACCTTGCAAATACTGCTGCATCTACATTGGGTAGAGGACTTACTTCTGGTAGTTTAGCAAACCTTTTCTCTGGTGGGCTAGGTACTGCGGGTAGTTTGCTTCAGATGCAAGAATCTAGAGAAGCGGCTCAAAGAGCGCAAGCCCGTATTGATGCTGAGACTGCTGCTGCCAAGGCTGCATCTCAGTTTAGACCCGTTGGCATGACTACTCGTTTTGGTACTTCAGAATTCCAAGTCGATCCTGTTACTGGTCAATTGACAAGCGCAGGTTATACACTAAGCCCTGAAGCCAAGAATGTCCAAGACCGCTTGGTTAAGTTGGCTGAGTCTGGTCTGCAACAAGTAGAAGGCGCTCAACAACAGTTTGCTCCTTTGCAGACAGGCGCTACAAGTTTGTTTACGCTTGGAAATAAATATTTAGCACTAACACCACAAGAAGTTGCTAAGAATTATCTTGCTGAACAGATAGCTTTATTGCAACCAAGTCGTGAGTTAGAGTTTTCTAATTTGCAAACCAAACTAAGAAATCAAGGTCGTTTAGGTTTGTCTGTTGCTCAAGGCGGTGATTTGGGTGCTACAACTCCTGAATTACAGGCTTTGTTCAATGCTCGTGCTAGACAAGAGGCTGAGTTGGCAGCCAATGCACAACAATTGGGCCAGAGAGATGTGTTGTTTGGTTCAAGTCTATTGGGTCAAGGCGCTCAAGCTATGGGTCAATACTATGGTGGTCAACAAGCCTCTTACGCTCCTTTTACGACTGCTTTAGGACAAGTACAAGGTTTAGAGGCTTTGGGTCAACAACCTTTAACAACAGGCATCAACTTAGGACAAATTAGTTCTCAAGCAGGTGCAAATGTTGGAAAACTTGGTCTTACTGGCGCACAATTGAGTACAAACTTGGCAACTGGTGCTGACGCTACTAGAAACCTAGCGGCTCAAGGATTGATAGCGGCAGGTAGTCCTAATGCTCAGTTTGGTCAAGCACTTGGTGGACTGTTTGGTGGTGGATTGCAGTCTGCATTTAGTGGAACAGGTTTAGGCTCTTCTGGTTTTGGAACTGGTTTAGCTTATGGTAATCAAGACCTTGGCTTATTCTTGTAAGGAATCATCATGGCAGAAAATATCGTAGCGGGTCTGTTTGGTATGACTCCACAAATGTATCAGGGTCAACAGTACCAACAAGACCTTAAAAGAGGTGCTGAGTTAGCGCAACTTTCACCAGGTGCTGCTGCACAGGCTAATCTAATGGCAAGTGTTGGTCAACTAGGTCGTGGATTTGCGGGTGCTTTGGGTATTGAAGACCCACAACTAAAGATGATTAGCACTAGAAATTCTATTGCTCAACAGATAGACCAGACTGATCCTGAATCAATCTTAAAAGGCGCTCAGATGTTGGCACAAGCCGGCGACCAACAAGGCGCTATGGCATTGGCTCAGTATGCTCGTCAAGCGCAGAGTGATGTTGCCCAAACAAAACAGAGACAAGCGGCTGCATTGGCTTCTACGGCACAAGCAGCTCGTGAACGTCAACAAGCTACTCCTAACGATATTCAGATTGCAAATGAAATTGCTACTTTAGAAGACGCATTATCACGAGTTGAGGATTTACCCGCAGACCCAGAGCGTACTCGTGCCAAGAATTTGTTGAATACTCGCTTAACAGAATTAAGACGATTGACAAGCAAGGGTGAAAAGGCAGACACAAAAACTGAGATTCAAAAACTTCAAGAATATGCCGCATCATTGCCCCCAGATTCTCCACTGTTGGCGCAAGTACAAGCGGTAATTAAGGCTAAGACTGAAGCAAAAGGTACTACGATTACCAATGTATTGCCTGGCGATAAAGCATTGGCAGATATCCCAGCATTTAGGGCAAGTGTTCAACGCACGATTGATCCTCAGCTTAAAGCAGTAACCGCTGCTGATAATGCTCTGGAAAATATCCAAGACTCTATTGATACAAACAACTTTGCATCTTTTAGGGCAGCGCAAACACAATTTGCTAGGGCTATTTCTGGTTCTGGAGATTTAAGTCAGAAGGAATTGTTAGCGGCTGGCGCTGATCCTTCGTTGCTTGGTGGAACTGCTGATTACTTAGCTAGATTGTTTACTTCTACCCCAACTCTTGATACACAAGAAAAAATCAAGAAGACACTTTTAGCTATTAAGAAAGTTTCTACAAACAAAGCTAAAACTGAAATTGAAGCACAACGTAAAATTGCTTACAGTAATCCTGGCTATGAAAAGGCTCGTGTTGACCAAGCTCTTGATTTCCCAGAGTTCTCAGGTCAACAAGCGCCAGCAGTAACGGGTGATTTAGCCGAACAAGCTCGTGCTTTGTTGAAAAAACGTCAGGAAGGTAAAAAATGAGCAAATTAGACCTTAATGCCCTATCTGACGCAGAGTTAGAGGCGCTTTCTACTGGCAATATTGAAGCTCTTTCTGAACAAACACTAAAAATGTTGGCAGGAGAAAAGCCTAAAGCACCTTCTACGGGTGCTGTAATGGCTGAAGCCGCACGAAAAGGTGTTGCGAGTTTTGCAGGGACTACTTCAGGTCTTGCTAATTTACTATTTTCTGCTTTAGAGCGTTATCGCATTAACCCATTAACTGAGGGTATGAGGGCTTCTGGCGGTACTGTTGCTCCCGCACCTACTACTGGTGGAGTTGTAGAGACTTTTCAAGCAGGTCGCCAACCTGTTTACAAGAGTGTCATGGAGACTTTAGGAACTACTGGTGCAGAGCCTCAAGGTGGTATGCAGAAGATTGCAGCCGAAGGTACAGAAGCAGTTACCTCTCCATATAGTTATCTATTCCCAGCATTAGCGGCTACAAGGCGAATGGGTTTGTTTGGTCAAACAATAATGCGTCCTGCTGAACAACAAGTTATTGGCTCTACTGCCGAAGCGGGTGGTCAAGTAGGTGAGTATATTGGCGAAAAGATGGGCGCTCCCACTACTGGTCGAGTTGTTGGTAGTATTGCAGGTGGTGGTGGTGGCGCTTACACATTAGGCAATTTGCTTAAAGCTGGCCCTGTTGTCAATAAAGGCTTCGATGTTGCTCGAAATCAATGGTCTAAGGTTCGCGGAACTGTCCCTGAAGATGAGTTGCTTAAAGATGTAGACAACCGAATCAGCAATATCTTTATTGCCGCAGGTGCTGCCGATCCTACCTTTATGGATACGATTACAAAAGCCGCCAAAGCACAACAAAACCTTTCTTTAAAGACAGCGGGTGGCACACCAATACAAATGCCCGTAAGTTCTTTGTTGGCAGACAATCCTGTTGTTAACCAGTTGATTCAGAGTCTTTCTGCCAAAGACCCTGTGTTTAGAGCGCAGTATGGCAATCAGTTTGAGCAAGCTAAACAGGCTTTGGCTTCTAGTCAGGCTCGTTTATTTGGTGACCCATCTAAAGTTAAAGTAAATATCTCTCCGCTTGATTTGGCTAAACCACAAGCCCGTAGAACTCGCACTATTGATGAGCAGATTGCAGATACTTACAAAGACGCAACTCTTGACCCCAATGTGTTTGGTCAACGAGTTTCTACACTTGTTGCTGCCAAAGAAGATGCCGCCTATCAGTTGGTTAAGCCACTTTATACCGAGGCTTTTGACATTGCCAAGCAGAAAAAGGTTGAACTACCTGCTGGTTCTGTAGATGACATCTTCAACTTTGTTGCGGGTGAGCAAGCATCTGACATCTTTAAGACTTTCCCATCTATCTACAATCGTGTTCGTGCCAAATTCCGTCCTTCAGAAGTTGAGCCTAGCCCTATTCTGACCGCAGAAGGCAAACCAATGACCGAGGGTGGAATCAAGTTTTCTGCCGCTACAGTAGAAGATTTGGACTCTCTCAAGCGAGAAATCAATAAGCAATTGCGTAAAACGAGCGAACCCGCTGATATTCGTTTATTGTCTGAATTGAAAGCTCGTGTTGGTGGACACATTGATAACCTTGATCCTGACTTTGTTCAGGCTTATCGAAATGCTGATGCTTCTTATTTCCAGAAGGTTGGTTTGCCATTTAATTCTGAGACATTAAAGGCTGTTGACCGCAAGAAGTTTGTTGAGCAAATTGCTCCTGCAATTATTGGAAACAAGTCTAATGTTGATGACTTTATCAAAGCCACAGGCGAAGAGGGTGTTCGTGTGGCAAGAGATGCCTTCTACGACAGTTTCAGTCGTGCGGCTTTAAAGAACGATGTACTAGACCCTAAAGCGGCTAATAAATGGTTGGCTAAGAATCAGGGCGGTATGTCCTTAGTGCCAGGCTTAGAAGATGAGCTTCGTACTGCTTCAAACAATGTTACTGCCCTGATAGCAGAACGTAATCGTTTGGATTCCGCATTTAAGAAGGTTGCTGGTGACCAAATTGTTAGTTCTGGTGGCTTTAAGAGTCCACAAGAGTTGGTTTCTAAGATGTACTCTGATGTGAACTTCACCAATAAGTTCATGCAACAGTATGGAGCGAATAAGGATGCAGTAAATGCGGCTCGTTCTTTCATGTTGGATGACATTGTTCGTGCGGGTGATCCAGTTGCAACATTGAATGACAGAACGAAAGCGGCTGTTTTTAACAGGGTTTTTGGGCCAACATACGCTCAGAAGGTTCAAGACTTTGCTTTGGTTTCTGGCAGACTTAACAGAGACTTGACCAATGTGCCGTTTAAGGTTGAAACAGTACCTAAAACACCCTTTGAGAGCGTTGTTGGCATTCCTCCAGAGCAAGTTATCTCACGCTTTACAAACCCTGTTTCTGGGCCTTTCTATGCAATTAGCTCATTGATGAGTAAGTTCTGGGCAAACAAGGCATCAGCAGCAACAGAAGAAAAGCTCAAGACCTTATTGCTAAACCCTACTGATGCAGTAAAAGTGTTCTTGGCACTTCAACAGAAGAATGGCACTTTTGACCAAGATAAGATTCAAGAGGCTATCAGGATTGGTAAGAAGTTTGGCATCGATTGGGGTCGTGATGCAATTCAAGACTTTGCTACTGGCGCTGCCCGTGGTGCTGTTCAGCCAATGACAGAAGAGTAATGAGAGACTTTGCCGAAGCATTTGTTGCGGCATTCTTTCTTGTTTGTTTTGTCATTTATTGTAGTTATATTATTGTTTGGGCATTTCCGTGATCGCCTTTCTCTTGGCGGCAACCATAGAGTACCGATGTATTAAATGGACTTGGACTGGTGATGTTTACAACCGAAGGGTTGTTTGCATTAAGTGGGAGAGAAAGAAATGATTGATCCGATCACAGCTCTAGCTGGCATACAGTCAGCTATTTCGATGGTCAAGAAGGCAGCTAATGTTGCCAATGACTTAGGCTCACTTGCGCCCATGATTGGTAAGCTATTTGACGCTAAGTCTGTAGCTACAAAAGCCATGCTTCAGGCTAAACAGTCTGGCAAAGGCTCAAACATGGGTACGGCTTTGCAGATTGAAATGGCTTTAGAACAGGCCAGAGCGTTTGAGGAAGAGTTAAAGA